TTTGGAAAGTTTTCAGCTAAAAAACAAAGAATTAAATATATAAAAGAATTATCCAATGGCGATTCAAAGTGATTTAATTTATATTAAAGATGATGTAGCATGTCCAAGTTCATATGCTAGAACTATTTTAGAGTTTAAAAATTTAGATCCTAATGAGTTAGCATTTGTATATTTTATGGTAGATCACAGATCGCCTTTTGCGGTTTATGACTGGGAGCAGAGGGAAATTGAAGTAAAAAATAGTATATTTGGAGAAAAGAAAAAATGGAAACCTTCTCCTAAAGTGTTAGGAGCTTGTGATAGGTATGAAAAATTAATTGAAACTTCAGCTGTTAGATTATTAAAAGCAGCTAAAGAATCAATAGTTAAATTAGAGAAATACTTTAGAAATATAGATTTAACAATGATGGATGATCACGGTAAACCTATATTTCATGCAAAAGATTTAATAAATAATTTAGAGAAGATGGGAAAGGTAATTGATGGATTAACGAGATTAGAAGATATAGTTAAAAAAGAAGAACAAGTAAATAATCAAAATAGAGGAGGAATAGAAGTAAATAAATATAGTATGTAATGGATTTTTTAGAAGATTTAGAATTATATAACACAGCAATGGAAAACGCATACGATTTTATAACCGGTAAAAAGGATATTGAAAAATTAACCAGAGCTATGGATTTATATGAAATAGAAGAATATCCATTACCTTTTGACCCTATATATCATGATGGAAGAAGTCATGATATTATAGATATGGTTATAGAACATTTTTCAGAATTAGAAGCGTATGAAAAATGTGCTGAGTTATTAGAAATTAAAGAAAATTTATGTTCAGACACACAGACAGATTCAGACCAGCTGCTTTAAAATTTTTAGAGTCTGGTTATTATACGTCTGCACTTCCTGGTACTAAAGAGTATTATGAGTATTGGGATAATGAAAAACAAAAATGTCTATATGGACATGTTGTTGATGGTAAACGTATAACAGGATTTCATTATTTTTATTTAAATTATTGTCCTATTGACAGATCTGTTGATGAGGAACTTCCAGACGGTACAATTATAGCAAGACGTGAAAGAACATTCCCTGCATTTTATGATGGGGACTGGAAATATTTTAATGCTATAGACAGAGCAAGAAAAGAAAATAAGCATATGATTGTTTTAAAAGCAAGACGTAAGGGATATTCTTACAAAGCTGCTGCTATGCTTGCTAGAAACTATTTTCATATAAGAAATAGTAAAAATTTTGTATTTGCCAGTCAAAAAGAATATTTGATTGGGGATGGATTGTTATCAAAAGCATGGGATATATTATCTTTTGTAGATAACAATACAGCTTGGACACAACCTAGATTAAGAGATAGGGAAATGATTAAAGTGTCTGGATATAAGAAAAATGTAAACGGAGCGGACGTAGAGCTAGGAATGAAAAGTCAAATAATGGGCGTATCGCTGAAAGACGCTCCTGATAAAGTAAGGGGTAAAGCTGGAGAGCTTATATTCTTTGAAGAGGCAGGATCTTTTCCAGGATTATTAAAAGCTTGGGAGGTAACTATGCCAACAATGAGACAAGGAGCAAAAACATTAGGAATGATGATAGCTTTTGGAACGGGTGGTACTGAAGGAGCTGATTTTGAGGCTATGGAGGAGATATTCTATAATCCAGAAGCATATGATTGTATGGATTATGAAAATATATGGGATGAAGGGGCTATG